CTAATTTATTTCTTAATAGATGTTTCAATGTATCAACATTAAACAAAGTATGTACTGATGTGTCCAATCAAGTGGTTGTAATGGAAGAGATAGATTGGGGAAATTCTGGAAATTCTAGAATTAAAAAGGTAGCTGATGAAGTAGCTCATGATATGGTTTACTCTATTGCATTAGATGATATCGATACTGATAATGTTACTCTTGTTAAGATGGACGTACAAGGAAGCGAGAGTAATGTACTGAAAGGTGCTAAGTATCTTTTAAACGAAGTTAGACCATACTTTGTTGTTGAAGTAGAAGAACACCACTTGTTAGAATTTAAATCGTCCTCTAAAAATTTACTTAATCAATTTATAGAACATGATTATATTCTTTATAGAATTAATAATCAATATCCATGCGATCATGTAGCAGTTCCAAAAGAGCTTCCTGCTATAGACTTTAAAGAGATAACTGGTTACGATATTACGATTATCGATAAACCAGTAAAAGATGTTACGATGCGTTGGCCACTTTATGATAAGGCAATTTTATGAATCCATTAGTTACAATTATTACGCCTACAACTGGCCACGCAAAGCTTGGAAAAGCAATGGAATCAGTTGCAAACCAAACTTATCAAAACATTCAACACTTAGTGGTTATCGATGGACCTGAAAAGTTATCAGACTCTCTAGCAACATTGAAGGATTATCCAGTTAGAGACTTAATATCACTTCCATATAATACTGGAGCTAATGGTTATAATGGTCATAAAATTTATGGTGCTTGCACTTTCCTAGCAAAGGGCGATTACCTGATGTTTCTTGATGAAGATAATTGGATAGATTCTGATCATATACAATCACTCGTTGATGTGATCAAACAAGGAAATAACTGGGCATACAGTCTAAGAAAAATTGTAGATAGATTAGATCAGTTTGTATGCACAGATGATTGTGAGTCGCTTGGTAAGTGGAAATCTATACTTAATGATAATTTTATTGATGTAGGATGTTGGTTTGTTCCAAAAGATATTGCTTTGATGATGTCTCCATTTTGGCATCGTCGTGCAAGACATCCTGATGATCAACCAGAAGTGGATAGAATCATTAGTAGTTTTTTGATGGGTAACAATTTCAAGTTCGATTGTACAGGAAAACATACTCTTAACTACAGAGTAGGCAATAGAGCAGATTCTGTGCATGCTAATTTCTTTTTAAAAGGGAATGCATTAATGCATTCGCAATACAATGGCAAGTATCCGTGGAGAAAAGCTGCCTGATATAGTATAATGATGTTTTGATAGGAGTATGTGAATGAAACTTAGTAATGAGACGCTAGCATTGTTAAAGAACTTTGCTAGTATTAATACAAATATAATCTTTAGACCTGGTAGTACAATTACTACAATGTCGTCAGTTAAGAATGTTTTTGCTGTTGCTAAAGTAGCAGAGACATTTCCAAAAGAAGTAGCAATATATGATCTTAATTCTCTATTGAGCTTACTTACGTTGATGGAGAATCAAGAGATCGAATTCAATGATAACAGTCTTTCTATTACAAAAGATCAAGGAAAGTTTGAATACTTTTATAGCAGACCAGAGATTGTAGTTGCACCTCCAGCTGGTAAAAGTATTGAATTCGATAACCATTTCCAATTTAAACTAACTGCAGAAGATGTTCAGATTATCAACAAGGCTGCAGCAATCACAAGTGCTCCACATATCTTTATCACAAGCAAGAATCAATCAGTAACTATTTCTGTTGCAGATAGAAAGAATAAGACAGCAAATTCCTATACAAAGCAAGTAGGTACATGCATGGTTGATTTTGATGTGTTTATTGGTGTAGAGTTATTTAAGATTATTCCAGATGCATATACAGTGACTGTATCAAAGAAAAAACTAATCCACTTTAAACATCATGCAAAAGATCTAGAATATTGGCTAGCTTGTGATCCGGAGAGTGTAATATGAGCGACATGACTGAAATTGGTAAACAAAATGGAATGCATCTGGCTAGAATCATTTCTGAACGTAAGACAGGTACTCAAGACAACTGGGAACAATACTTAGGATTAGCTTGGGATAACATCTTGCTATTTGAACAATTAGGGTTTCTTAATAAAAGTAAATTTTGGGGAGAAAGAGACCCTAAATAAAAAACGGACACTTTATAGGAGAGTTCCATGTTAAGTAAAATTTTAGATGGTGTTGATAAAGCTCTAGCATATAAGTTAATGCTAGCACACATTATCATTATTGCAATTAGTAATTACGTAGTTCAGTTTAAGTTTGATGTTTTTGGTCATCCACTAGCAGCAGCTGCATTCACATTTCCGTTGGTAGTTGTACTTACTGACTTGACTGTTAGATTGCTAGGAAAACAAACTGGACGAGCAGTAATTTCTCTTGCATTTATTCCAGCTATTATCGTTAGTATGGCTGTAGTTAAGCTAGGTGGTGCTCCTGATTCTGTTGCATTTAGAATTGGTTTAGGATCTGGAGTAGCTTACTTTGTTAGCAACTTACTTGATGTTTATGTGTTCCAATATTTAAGAGAAAAGTACACTACATGGTGGATTGCTCCTGCATTATCTTCAGTAGTTAGTACGTTCTTAGATACCTATGCATTCTTCTTTACAGCATTTGCTGGTGGTGAGAATGAATTTATGGCTGCTAATTGGCACATTGTTGCAACAAACAATTCTATATCTAAGATTATTGTGAGCTTGTTGGTTATTCTCCCTGCATATGGTATACTGCTTGCTCATTTACAAAAGAGGTTAGCTAAAGAACAACCTCAAGAGTAATTATATTATGGAGTTGTTATGGAATTTCGTGATGATCAATTTCTTTGGGTGGAGAAGTATCGCCCAAGGAAAATAAGTGATTGTATTTTACCAAGTGAGCAAAAGACCGCTTTCGCACAAATTGCTGAAGGCGGTCAATTGCAAAATATGTTGTTTTGCGGTGCAGCAGGAGTTGGTAAGACGACTGTTGCACGAGCTCTCTGTGAGGAACTAGGGCTAGATTATATTGTTATTAACGGTTCAGAGGAATCTGGAATCGATGTTCTAAGAACTAAAATCAAGCAATTTGCATCTACTGTATCATTTGATGGTGGCACTAAAGTAGTTATCCTTGATGAGGCTGACTACCTAAATCCAAACTCTACTCAACCAGCTTTGCGTGGATTCATAGAAGAATTCAGCAAGAACTGTCGTTTTATATTCACATGCAACTTTAAGAACCGTATCATTGCTCCTTTACATAGTAGGTGTACTGTTATTGAATTTAAGATTGCTAAAGAAGATAAACCAAAGGTTGCTGCAAGATTCTTTAAACGAATCACAGAGATCTTAACAAATGAAGAAGTTACCTTCGATCCTAAAGTCGTAGCTAAGTTGGTTGAAAAGTACTTTCCAGACTACAGGCGTTGTCTAAATGAACTACAGCGCTATAGTGTTAGTGGAACAATTGATGAAGGAATGTTAACGTCAATTGCAGATGTTAATATGAATGAGCTCTTAGAAGGATTGAAAGAAAAAGACTGGAAAAGAATGAGAAGTTGGGTTGTCAATAACTTAGATAATGATCCAGTAACTCTTTTTAGAAAGATCTATGATACACTAATCACGCACACTACACAAATACCTCAACTTGTTCTAATCATAGCAGACTATCAATATAAGGCAGCTTTTGTTGCAGATCAGGAAATCAACCTAGCTGCTTGTCTAACTGAAATCATGGCATCTGTGGAGCTAAAATGACAGTACAAATTAAAGAACTTGCACAATACTTTTCTGATGACAATAACAGAAAAGCTATCATTCAACTTATTAACGAGAATGGAACTGAAACCCTTCAAGTTCATTGCTATACAAATATGGAGATGGGAAGAAAGGAGCATAGTATTATGATTGCACGTACTATGGCTCAAGCTTCGCATATCGCTGAGGATTTTGTCTATGGCGTTCTTCGAGGATAAAAACGATGTTAAACAGATAGAAGAAGCGCCATATAAAGCGCCTTCTATCTCTCCTTTTGACTTTCTAAATGCAATCAACTACTCAAAAGAACAGCTAATTGTCGATGATTGGTCTGAAAGGCAGTATCAACCGTACCTAATCAACAAAGGGTTATCATACGGTTCTGATACTATTGTCCAGGCAAATGAAGTTAATTCTAGACCACATATCGATAAAGCACTGCAATTTTCATTTTTACTAAATACAATCAGACCTAGAAAAAGGTTTAATAAATGGATCAAATCATCCAAGATTGAGGCGATAGATGTAATAAAAGAATACTATGGCTATAGCAATGAAAAGGCCCGCCAGGTTCTGCCTCTATTCAATGATGAGCAAATCCATATAATAAAAACAAAATTGTATAAAGGTGGAAATGATGGCTGAAGATTTCTTCAAAATCGACATGCCTGGGTATGTTCCCTTAGAAGTTACATTAAATCATCCAGATGACTTCTTAAAGGTTAGAGAAACATTAACCCGCATAGGTGTGGCTTCAAGAAAAGATAGAGTTCTATACCAATCTTGTCATATTTTACATAAGCAAGGTAGGTATTTCATTGTTCATTTTAAAGAGCTATTTGCACTAGATGGCAAACAGGCAGACTTAAGTGATAATGATATTGAGCGCAGGAATACAATTGCAAAATTGTTAGTAGATTGGGGATTAGTTAAAATTATAGATGCTAACAAACATTTACTGATGGCACCACTTTCTCAGATTAAAGTACTTTCATTCAAAGAGAAAGATGAATGGACATTGCAAACCAAATATAACATTGGAAAAAAACGTGTTGAATAATGTATGACAAATATTGCCATATTTTAGATTATAATGATCCTCTGAAGG